ATGCCCTCGTCAGTCACGAGGAAGTCTTGCATATCGGTCGGTGATGTAGCGATAACGACTGCCGCAGGGTCGCCTACAGTCCACTCGTAAAGCTGGCCTTCGCCACGGAATTGCGCGAGCAAGTTTTCGCCCCAAAGCGCAAAGTCCCATGAAGGCACTGGCGTAGGGATCGCGCCGCTAAAAGTGCGCGGAGTGCCGTAAGAGGATAGGCCGTAGGAAAACGTGCCGTAGCCTACAGTCAGGCCGGAGTTTTTGGCTCCGGGCGTAAACCCAGACGGTGTTATGTTAGTTTTTGCCCCAGAGGAGTCGATGTAGTACAGAGCGCGGTTCGTGCCGATAACAATGTGCCGCACTCCGCCGTTGTCCGTCCAAGCAAACGTGTTTCGTGGTGCTTCGATTGTAGCGTCTGCGTAGAGAGCAGGGATATTCTCACCCACAGAGTTTTTCCGGCGCTCCCATCCGCCGACCACACGGATCGACCCGTCTTTCCAGCGCACCAGATTGGAGTCAGCCCACCGCAGTTTCCCGCTGTAGGCTGTGCCGTTCTTGTATAGGCCCGGTTGAAGGCTGATAGGAACTAGAGGCATGGCAAAACTCCTTGTTGCCTGACTATAGCTTACGCCAAGAGTTTAGCCAATGTTTTAGGGCCGACGATGCCGTCAGCCGCTAGGCCATTGGCAGCTTGCCACTTTTTGACTGCTGACTCAGTACCGGGGCCGAACACGCCGTCATCTTCCAGACCGAGTTCCGCTTGCATCCGTTTGACTGCCTCGCCCGTGGAGCCTTTTTTCAAGACGCCGGGAATGGCTGCGGCAGTGGTAATAGGCGCTGGGACGGCCCCACCAAGGACGGCCAGAGCGGCTTCGTAGTGCTTGCGGCGGTCTTCGAGGCCGATAGTCCCTCCGTTGACCAGTTTGGTCATCTTCACAATGTCGGCCTCATCACAGGCCACATTGATCTTGCGGCTGGCCCAATACCAGCAAGCTGACTCAAGTGCGCCTTTTTTGGTCTGCACATAGTCAATCACCTGTTCCGGCGATAGCCCGATAGTTTTGCCAAATGCCGTGTAGTTATCACGACCAGTAAGCTGCACAACGCCGCGACCACGGAAACGATAGCCGTCACCAGAGGCAGTATCGCCGTTACCCATTCGTGATGCGTAGATGACATTTGCAATTTTCTCCGGCTGTTTTGCGTAGTCAGCAGCGCTGCGTCCTGCCTTCGAGAAGTACTTGGAGAACAGCTTTTCCAGCGTCTCCGCCTTATAATTCAGGTTTTCGGACAAAACAGTGAAGTTCATGGACTCGTGGCCGCACTGTGCGAAGAACCCAGCGATGCGGTTTGGTGTGGTAATCTCGTACTTAGGCAGGATTTCCAAGGCAGCGTCAGCCCAAGCGGCAGCGTCAGAGTTGCCGTGCAGAATGTGGATGATGTGGTCTTTAGTCAGGCTCATTTTTTCTTACCTACACCTTTGACCACAGCACCAAGCAGATCGCCCACATTGCCAGTGGTGGCGACTTTAATGGCGTCTTCCACTGGATCAGGCAGATCGACCTTATCCAGCACAGCATCGACGGCCTTTTCTTTCAGTTTGCGGCCCACCAAAGCGCCTACGAGTTTACCAATCATTCGGATGGTCCTTCTTCTGGGGTTTTGTTGCGGTTGTTCCCAGCCGCCATGACGCCGCCCAATGCCCCGACGATAAAGGAAGCGATGGGAGTCAGGAGTTCAAAGAATTTGCGGTCGTTTTCGCTGCTCTCGCCCATCGGCTGAGTTACAAAGACGAGCGAATACAGGATCACGAAGATCGTGCCGCCAAGGATGACAGTCAGCGCCACACCGATAAAGTAGCGCAGCTTTGCTTCCATTTCGTCAGGATCGGGCTTACCCATTTATTCCTCCAGTCAGGTCTTCAGGACACTGTTTTGTCGCCGTGCAGATCGGCGGTTTGCATTCAGGCAGACCCCACTTGTTCGGGTCTTGGCAGGGATAGCGGTAGAATCCGTCTTGCGACACCCAAAAGATAGCCACTATCGCCGCAGCAAATAGGAGCCAGATGATCTTCTCTTTCATTGCGCCCTCACTGAATCGGGTTCTTGCTTAGATCGTCCATCGCTTTCCAGAGGTCTTCGATGTCGCGGTCATACTTGTCGAGATTGTCTTTCAAGTCAGACGTAATAGCATCTGACTTCTCCACAGAGGAGCGCAAGTCAAGCAGAGCCTTCTGCTGCTCCAAAATAGTTTCCATCTGTGTCCCAATGGACGACAGTTTGGGCGCGAGGCCGCGCACATCATTGTCTTGGATGGCCTGTTCGAGCGTCTGCACACGGCTTTCCATGTCCGTGATGGCGTTGACGCTCTCCTCGACGGCCCAGAAGCGGTTCACAGTGTCGTAGGCGTAGTAGATGCCTCCAGACAAGCCAGAAAGGACTGGTAAGGCTACAGCCAGATACCAGCCCTTGAAATCGAAGCCGCCAATCTTGATGGAGGTTCCGCTGTCTTCGTCACTCACGAGCCATACCCTGCATTGTAGATGTCTTCAGCACTCACGCCATTTCCAGCCAAGAAGCCTTGGAAGCCAAGGCCAAAGGTGTTTCCGGCGCTGACGTTCAAGATGTCCGCCGTTGCGCTGTAGGCAGCAAAGCCGCCGTAGAGGCTCACGTTGGCGCTGGCGGCGTAGTTATCGACAGTCGAAGTCAGCATCGTGTTGTTGGCCGCAGCCAAGAACGCGCCAGCCTCACGAGCGTATTCCTGCACCGAGGCCAAGGCGCTGTTGTAGTCGCCCTGCTCTGCGTCTGTGATGGTCATTTCAGGCGAGGCTTCCAGCATGGTCTGGAACGCCTGTTGCTCTGCCACAGTGTCGGCTGACGCCGCCATATCGGCCACAGCAGAGGCAGTTGCGAGGACTAGCGTGGCGCTGACTAGGTTATCGACCGAGGCGCTCAAGTTCTGCATGGCCTGATCGTGCTTGTCCATGAACAGTTCGTGCGCTCCGTAGTAGTTGGCGTCGATGACTGCCTGAATGGCGTTGTTATAGTCGTTCTGCATGGTGTCGCTGATCGCCGCCGTCTGCATGACGCCAGTGTTCAGGATGTCGCCATTGGCGGCGGCTTGGGTCGCCCCTGCCATGAGAATTTGGGAGGCGCTAATTTGACCCAGAATCGCTTGGGCTGACTGGTTGAGGTTTGTCATTGTCTGCTCCGCCAGCACCTGTGTTGCGGCGGAAACGCTCAGAAAGGCTAGGGCCAGTGTTTTGGTTGACTTCAACATCGGGCAGTTCCTCTCCCATCATCAAGAATGTGTCCCAGAAAGTCTGGTCGTCGGCGTATCCTACCACATAAATGGAGGGCTGACTACGCATTGCAATGTAGGCGTCCCGCCCCATCATCAGCTTGCCCGCAGCAATGGAGTAGACAGGGCATGGCGTCGATGCGAGCGCCATTGCTTTGAAGATGGCAGGGTTGCCGCACATAAGGGAGATACCGCTGACTTGGAGGCCAAGCCCGCCTGTATCCTGCGGTGTTCCGAGTAAGCGGCTGTCTTTTCTGCGATTGCACTCAGTGTCTTGGATCATCTTCCCGTCAGCTTTACCGAAAATGCTGATCTGAAAGGCTTGCTGAATGGGGATGAGGCAGGAGTCATTGCCGCCGCCACCCATGACTGTAGGAGCAGCAGCAGTCGGCACGGGCTGACTGAATGGGGATGAGCCAGCGCCGTTGTAATTCTTGGTTTCGTTGGTGGTAGGATTGTTGCTACCAACAGTGGAATTGGTGTTGCCGCTGTTGGTGTTAAGATCGCCCGTGATTTGAGCGTCAACGAAGTTTGTCGTTAGTAGAGCGAGCAGACATCCCCAAGCGAGTCTTTTACAGACGGGTCGCCGCCACACATGAGCGCGTCTCCAGCCTCGAATTGCCCCATGTAGTAGAGCGTCTGCGCGTTCTGCCGAATCTCGCATTGTGCGTCTCCCGCAGGACAAGCTGTCGTGTAAGCGATGGAAGTGACGGCGATAGGGCCACATGACGCCAGCAACAGCAAAGAAAGCCACTTCATTTACGCAAAACACCTTCGATTGTGTCTAATTTCTCGAAAATTCGACGGAAATTCTCGCGCATTTCCTTAAATTCGCGGTCGTGGGCTTCCTTGTTGGCTTCGTGAACTGCTTGCAGCACAGCAAGTTGTGTCGCGTGGCTCTGCTGTGTGCGGTACATCATCAGCAGACCGCCAGCCACAGGCACGACGATCCACTGCATGATGCTATTGATTAGGTCTAGAACTTCCACGATTAAGCTGCCGGATAAGGGAAGCGAACCTTGATTTCTGCGACCTTTGCTTGC